CTACAATTTTATGGAAATCAGTATTTGGGTTCTCTTTATAAGCATTTGAGAGTTTTTCAATTCCTGAAAACTTAAGTTTTAATGCATAGTGTACTACAATTCTAGGTTCCTGTTGAGAATAATCAAAGGACCCCCATGTACATCCTTCTTCGGGAAGAAAAATTTCTCGGATTCTTTTTCCTATTTCTCCTTTAGCTGGGACTTGTTGTAAATTTGGGTTAGACATAGAGAATCTTCCTGTGACCGTTCCTCCTTGATCAGATCGAATTTGATTAATATCAGCATGAATTCTACCTTTATGAACAAAATTTAAAAGGCCCTCGACAAAAGCATTCTTAGCTTTATCACATTCCCGTGCTCTAGCAATCTTCCTTAGATATTTATTTTTATGAGTTCTTAAGTATTGCTTAGGAAGTTGGGGCATCTCAGATTTAGGAGTGGTTTTATAATCGGTTATTTTTTGTTGGATTAATAACTTTTTAATAGAAGTGGAGGCCCATATATCTATTTTGATTCCTGTATCTTTGTGGATCTCTTTTATGAGATGGTCTCGTTCTGTTTCTAATTCGTTTCCAAATTGTTTCGCTTTTTCAACGTCTATGCGAACGCCTTTGAATTTCATATCCACAAGACAGGGAAATAAATCGGTCTCTAGTTGAAATATCTTTTGTAAAGTTTTTTTCTCTCCGTCAGGATCCACAAATATAGTCTCTTTTAATTTGGGCTCAAACATCTTCCATAACTTCAGAGTTAATTTAACGTCTTGTTCAGCATAATCTTTGACTAACTTATATGGAAGTTTATGCATATTATTAAGTGGGTCTTTGATTCCATACTCGTCTAAAGATTTTTTTTGAAGATCATACATATGTTTTGCCTCTGTAAGATAGTCTTTACTAAGCGAGTTGAGAGTATAGCTAAATCTATTTTCATCTATGATTGAAGCTGCAATCATAGTATCTAAAAGTTCTCCCTTGGGCATTAATCCCGTTTCAGCTCGAATCCAACACACATCGTACATTGCATTATGAAAAACTTTTTTAATATTAGGGTTTTGAAAAAGTTTTTTATTTAAAATTTTCCAAGTAGGGTTAGGTTCCAAATTACCACTCATGGCATGACGAATAGGAAAATATAATGTTTGTTTTGCTGTAGAAATTCCAATCCCACACACATGTCCGATCTCTCTCACGGCCCCTGACCCTTTAGTTTTTAATTCTGGATCATAAGTTTCTAAGTCTACTGCAGCTATGTCAACGCCAGTTAGATTTAAATCTTCTACTCGAGGGGGAGTACACATTATTTATTGCCCTTTGAAGGTGTGTGTGGATAATCTCTCTCAATAATCATATCTATATAATGTTTTGCTTTCTTTAGATCGTCTTTTTTTCCCTTGCACTTATGTCGACAGATATATTTTATAGCATTTCCTTCAGCGAACGGCAAATTATTTTTATTTACAAATTCACTAGGCTGAATTTTAAATTTTAAATAATGAGCTCCTCCTATTTGTTTATCGTACGGTCCCATAGTTTCCTAACTCCTTTCCAGTTTGTGATTTTAAAACCCATGCGTCGAAGATTCCTCGACTGAACATTGTATATAGTAATCTAAGTTGTACGAATAAAGGCTCAGCTTTATATCTGTATAATGATAAATCTCCTACTATATTATCAAAAGTGGTTCCTTTAATTTTATGTACGTTTCCATACTTAACTCTGATTTTTCCGTCAGGATCAAACCCATTCTTTATAACTTCTTTAATATACATTATTCTTTCCGCATGCTGTTTAGCATCACACCCCTTTGCGCGTTTTCTTAAAAGATCAAAGGATTTAACCTCTTTGACCGTGGGTTTTAAAAGTTTCGCGTGAATGAGTTCGTCTACGGTGTAATCTTTATTTATCCATTCTTCAAATTTAAATTGACCCTTCCCGCGTACAATAGCTTCACTTCCTAAATAATCCCAAAAATGCTTAATCTGTTTTAGACTCTTAGGTGCCCCTTCAATAAAACTTGGCCATTCATCATGGCACTTAAGTTCTTTATAAGAGACATGAGCACTGTTTGTGATATGAGCATACTCTATGCCATATTTATGAAAAAAATTCTTGAAACCTATATCACTTGGTTTACCTCGATAGGCAAATAGAAATGTTTGTTTAGTATTTTTTATTTTATCAACAAGGATTTGTAAATTTTGAGAAGGATTAAGATCTTGGAGGTAATAAATATTTCCTTTTATAATATCTCCTGCTTTACAGCCTTCCGGTATTAAATTTCGTTTTCCGTGAAACTTTTCATCATATTTAGCGGGTAACCACTTCCTTGTATACCCATAATGTTTCCATATAGGTGCAATGATGTTTTTACAAAATGTATTGATAGCTTCTCCGCATCGTTTCCCTTGTTCTAATTCCCGCCATGGTTTAACTGACATTTCATGAAATTTTTTTGCATCTGAACCGGCCCATTCAAAAATAGTTTGATCAGGATCTCCAACTAAATAGAAGTGTTCGTCTTTAACGTTCTTGGCCATTTTAAAAACAGCTTTGAATTGAGGACGATTTGTGTCTTGAGCCTCGTCCACAATGAGAGCTTCAATATCTGATTCAATATTCTTTTTGTTATATTCTGTAATCATATCAGCAAAGTCATATAATTTTTCTTCTTCTTTATATTTTTGATAAACAACATTTAATTCTAAGAGTTGTTGTAAATGATAAGGGGTGTATTCACTTCGATCCGTATTCAAGTGAGTCCAGTGCTCTTCTAGTGTACGATCATGTCCGTAAGCAGCCTTTATAAATTTAAAAAAAGCATGATCTTGGTAGGGATTGGATCCAAACTTAGCGTATGAAAAACCTATATGCCGCATACATAAATTTTTAAAATCTTCATTGTCTTGTTCATTAAATACTTCTCGTCGCTCTAATCTTTTTTTACAATAATGATGAATAGTACATATCCGATCTTCAAAAAATTTTCTTCGACGCCCGCTTTCTTTTACTTCGGGAAGATTTATAATAGCATTTAAAATTTCCCCCACAGCTGTATTAGTATGAGAAATTAAAACAATTTTATCAACATCGTATTGAGAAAAAAGTTCTCGATATTTCTCTACCACAAAGGAGTGAGTTTTCCCTGTACCTGGGGGACCTACTACTATTCTAGGCTTGATCATCAGCTTTCTCCTTCACCTCTATTGCTTCTCCTTCAATGATTAAATCTTCTTTTGGAACGTCATACTTTTGAATACGCCAACGCACACATGATTTATCATTAATTTTTCCTTTAACTTTTGATGCCTTTAAAATTTTCTGAACTTTTAAAACTAAGTCTACTCTAGCCATGTTTATTTTTTTTTCCTCTAGATAATCTTCAAAATCATTGAGATTAAACTCTATGTATTTTTTTTTCATGTTAAAATGAGGACGCTTATAAACGAGTAAACTATTGGTATCTGAATGGGCTCCTTTTTTACTGATGTAATGACCAAAATATTTAATAAATTTCATATCCTCAGCAGCTTCTTCTACATAATCATCTGAGTAGGATCTTGCTTCAAATTTCATTTTCATAACTTTCTCAAAATCGTTAGGTTTCATTTTAGGAACCCATACAGATGCTTGTTTCATGACTTCGTCATAAAATGGTATTTGTTTCATAAGAGTAGTCCCTTTTACTGTTATCTCTATTTTTTTTGGTTTCCCTTCTACAATGGCATTTACTGGAACTAAATATCTATCTTGGCCATATTCAAGGATCTCTCCTATTACAGCTGCATTTTGTATGGTTTCATATCCAACTCCCACCCAACTAAATAATTCTGAAATAGTTTTCGGAGTACATCCAATAATTTCAGCAAGTTTAGGCATTCCAAATTTTTTTTGTGCATCTTTTCCAGTGGTTCCTTTTTCTGCTCTATCTTCGGCTTCATTATCATCAGACAAGATAGCTAAATTATAAATAAATTCATTAATTTCCTCTTGGCTCCATTTAGTGTGTTTTAATAAAACTCCCGCTATCGCTGTGCAATAACTATCTCTTTGACCCTGTGGAGCATAAAGAATACATAAGGCGGTCGATAGAGCGACCTTTCTTAAATCATCATTTAAATCACCTGGATATTCATTTATGCCTTCATATTTATCCCACTTAACATACTCGTCCGCTTTACTATGTAGAGATTCTGGAACTATAGTATATTGACTGTTCCCACTTCTAATTTCACAAAGTGTTGCTCCATGTGGAAATTTTTTATAATATTTTTCAAATTCTTTTGGAAGGACAAATTGTTTAAAATCTAATTTACCTTTCCACCAATAATGACTTCTAGGATTTGTGGGTCTACCAGATATAGCCCCACTAGATTTAGCATACTTTTCTATAAATCTTTTTGCTAATTCGTTATCAATATCAAAATCAATATCGTGATCTAGTCTTAACCCTATCGCACAGTGGGTATATTTAGTTTTCCATTCTTCTTTCGATATTTTAAAATGAGGTTGACTCCAATCTTTAACAATTGGTGTCCCTTTTAAACAAGGGATTATAATTCGACCGGAATCTATCCAGTGTTCATATGTATTTGGTGCTTGTTCATTTACTTTCTTCATTTACTTTCTACATAATAAGTTAATAGGGCGGGTTAAGTCTCCCGCTCCCGCCCCACTCCTCGGAGCTTATAAACTTAATGTTTTTCTTTTTGATCCATCAGCTTCGGGTTTAATTTGTATTTCACCTTTGCCGACACGCTTTGCGAAACTTTTAGCGATCTCGTAAACAGACTTATTATTTACTGGACCTATCTTAGTCACATCCCAACCAAACCAAGTTCCTTTAACATTCGACATTTGAACTGTTTTTAGTTTATAAATGTGGCTATATGTAGGCGGTGTGAATAAACCATCTTTTCCCTGAAGTTTTATTCCCATCATCATTGAGTTCCATTTTCTACTCACAGATAATGATGTAGATTTCATAGAAATCAAAGCTGTTGTAGGGTTTTTTTCCAAGAGAATAACAAAATGATTTGCAGTATTTTCAAGATAATTACCATTGGGTAATCGATCTTTAAAAGATTTATCCCGAGTTGTTGTATTCAGGATATCACTGCTGGCATCATGTATTGCTACTGGAGCTCCTTTACTTTCACCTCTGTCTTGCCATTCAACATAATGTCTTTTGTAGTAAACCGGCAAAACTTC